TAATGCAGAAGATGAGCGTGAACTGGAAGTATTTGAGCGGTATAATAAGGTAAAAATTCCATACTATAAGATATACGATCCATTCGAAAATAGAGAAGTTATATTAAATGATCCCCAGTATGCTGAGTACAGGGAAGAGCCTGCTGCAATAGTCACTACTTCAAAAGAGCAACAAATATTCACAGATCAAGAGAATGTAAAGAGCTTTATGGATATTGTTCAGTCAGTAGGAAAGCTTTACCATTTAGAAGAAGACCCTATGACAGGACAGCCTACACCAGTTCAAGGAGAAGAGACTTTAGATTCTATACCCAATAGCACAACGAATATTGATATGATTGATAAGGGTATACTAATTGATAGCGACAAGATTATGCTAACCAAAGTAATGAATACAAATATCAAACAGTGTACATCAGTAGGTGACGTTTATCTATTCTCCGTTGTTCTGCCTATCGAAGATTACCCTGTAGTCCCTTTTATGAACGGGCATAACAGAAATCCTTATCCAACAAGTGACGTTAGGCTTGTCAGAGGTTTACAGGAGTACATAAATAAGATTCGTTCTCTCATAGTTGCTCATGCAAGTTCTTCTACTAACGTAAAGCTTTTGATTCCCCGTGGCTCTATGAATAAGAAACAGCTAGAAGAAGAATGGGGAAAAGCAGGAACTGCTGTTATTGAATTCGATCCTGAGCTTGGACAGCCTATTGTCGCTGGTCCCGTACCTCTTCCGAATGAGCTTTATAAGAATGAAGCTGATGCAAAACAGGATATTGAAAGGATTCTAGGTATATATACATTTATGCAAGGTGACGCAGGTTCTGCACCTCAGACATTCAAAGGCACTATAGCAATGGATGAGTTTGGGCAACGTAGGATCAAATCAAAGCGTGACGATATTGAATCGTCTCTTAACCAACTTGCCAAGTCTGTAGTAGGGCTTATCCAGTTTGTGTATCAGTCTGAGAAAACAGTTAGGCTAATCCAGCCCAACAATAAACCCAAGGAAGTTAAAATAAACGAAAGTCTCTACGATGAAGTGTCTGGAGAGCTAATTTCTAAGGTAAATGATATAACAATAGGCAAATATGATGTAATTGTTGTTTCTGGGTCTACCCTACCATCTAATAGATGGGCTAGATTCGAATACTACATGGAACTCTTCAAAGCTGGCTTAATAGATCAGACTGAAGTACTTAAGCAGACTGATGTTGCAGATATGGAAGGCGTTCTTGAAAGAGCTGGGCAGATGCAACAAATGATGCAGCAAGTTCAGCAGCAGCAAGAAGAGATCAAAAAGCTAACGGGCGATTTACAGACAGCACAACGTGAGTCTATGCACGATAGAAAGAGAGTTGAAGTTAAAGAATTTGAGAAAAAATTAGCAAAGGCTGAGGCGAAAGCAGAAATGGCTACACAGCTATACAAAGAAAGAGCCGCAGACGAGCTAAAGAAACTTCGTGAAGAAGTTAGAAAATCGACCAATAAGGATGTTGGTCTAAAATAGCGGTTGCTGAAAACAAATCGCATAGGAGAAATACAATGGCTGAAGTAACACAAGAAGCAGGAATTAAAGTTGATGCTGATCCGTTTGGATATGGAATAGAGAACCCACAGATTCCCGTTACGGGAGTAGAGGTTCCGGCAGGTAATGACATAACGAATACCAATTTATTCGAAGTCGATGTATCTGGACCATCAATCAACGAAACGCCTATAGGAGAGCAGCAGGCTGAAAATCAAGATAGCTCTCAACAACCTGCAAGAGACGACCCTAGTAGATTTGAATACTGGCAGAGTCAGGCAGACAAGGTAAAGGGTGAGTTGACCCAGACACAGCAAGACCTTGCTTACTTTCGTGAGCAGGCTATGCAGTCTCAACAACAGACACCCCCCAATGGACAACCCAATGGACAGTTGGTTCAAAAGGATTCATTGCAGTCGCCCGTCAAACCTGAGAAACCTATCAACTACAACGAGGTTGAAGCGTACAATGACCCCGAAAGTGCTTCTTTCAAGTTCCGCTTGAATAAAGAGAAGTACAACGATGACTACATTACATTTATTGAGGACAGGGAAACGAAACGTGAGCATGAGTATGCAGATCGTTATCAACAGGCTATGGTTGAGCAGGAGAGTAACAATCTTCGAACCAACGCCTACTCCCATGTTGTCAGTTCATATGGATGGCAACCCGATCAGGCACGTAATTTTGTCGAATGGGCTAGTAATCCAAATAACGTCACCGTTGACCATCTCGCCAAGCTGTACCAAATGAAAGACGCACCAAACGCTCAAGTTCAGCAACGCAAAGGACAAGTCATCAAAGAACGGGAAATAGCGTCAATGCCAAGGACCGCATCTGTGGAAACTGGTAGAAGCGAAGTTCCTATGAACGATGAAGATACGTTCAATGCGGGTATGCTAGGATGGAAGCGTACATAATAAAAAGGATAATAAACAATGGCTGAAACACTAAAGTCGATGTATAACGGCGGTACTGCCGGAGTCCTATTTACGGATCGAAGGGATTTCTACGTCAGCCCACAAGTTGTAAAAGAACTTTGGACTGATGTTGCCCCTTTCACTACTGTGATTTCGAATCGTGAAACAAGGAAAGTGCCAGACCCAATTTTTAAGATGTTTGAACATCGTAACCCTTGGGTAAAACAGAAGTGTCTTGTTAATGGAACACCAACACTAGATGATAATGATGCTGGTGATACAGTCGCAGTTGACGGTATCGTTGGTTTGTCATCTACCCCAGATGATTCATGGATCGGATTAGTATTTGAATTCTGGAACGTTGCAGAGACAGCTAAAGCTGGAACTGGAGTCGTTACAGCGGTATCAGGTTCTAACCTTACCATGAAAACACTTTCTGGAGCTGCTTTCTCACCCGCAAATAATGCTCCGATGTATGTAATCGGTAATGCACAAGGTGAAGGTATGACATCACCTGAAGCGTGGTCTGATGAATTGCAAGTAGTCTACAATTCTTCACAGATATTTAAGACTCCCTTGCAGATCACTGGAACTCTCTTAGCTGCTTCACTTCGTGGTGAATCATCAGAGTTGGCACGTTTACGTGCACAGAAGAATCAAGAACACAAGATGCAAAAAGAAAAGGCTTTCCTTTTCGGACAGCGTGACAGTGGAACTGATCTAGGTGGTTCTGCATATGATGCTGGTAACAGATCAGCTGATATTGTTGAAACATTTGCTGATGACGGCAGAACAGATGCATCCGGTAATGTTATTCGTACAACTTACGGAATGGTAAGTGCTATGGATAAATACGGTGAATCAGGTTCTTACGATTACCAGAACATCTTCTCAGTTTCAGAAGCAAGCTATACTTATAGTAGTTTTGTGGACGACATGGAAAAAGTTTTCCAGTACGTTCCTGAAGCTGGTGTAAAGAGAGCTTTCTGTGGTGCTGGTGCACTTGGTTACTGGTCTAAAATGGCTGGTACTACTGGCATGGCTGGAAATAGTGGTTGGACAGTTAACTTGAGTGATATGAGAAGGGACTCTCTCGGATTTAATTATAAAATCCTTGAAACCCCTCACGGTATACTTCAGTTGATCCCTACTCCCGCATTGCGTGGACCTTATAACAAGTATATGCTTGTCATAAGTGAAGAGAATCTATTTCACGCTCAGTACCGTTCACCTATGTATCAAGCTAACATCAAGACAGACAATGCTTTTGATGGTGTGAAAGATCAATACTTCTCTGATGAAGGCGTTGGTATCTCACTAATAGAGAGTCATCATCTGTTTAAAGTCACAGCATAAGGAGGCTTATTATGGCTAGACCTTATTTAGGTGGCACAAGTGGTGGAATTAAAGCGATTAGTGCAGATACAACGCTACAAGTAGCAGACTCAGGTAAAAAAATGATTATTGATGGAAGTTCTGCATTGAACTTTACAATAACATTACCTGCGACTACTACTAGTAAAGGTGTAGAGCTTGACATGGTGCTTGGAGTAGCAAGCAACGCTGCTACAGAGATACTAATAACTTCAGATACTAACATTGTTGGTGGTCTGATTTTAAATGGTACAGGTGCAGTGACTGCTATAACATCAGGAGCAAGCCGAGGGTTTGCCGATGCTTCAGACGCTGGTTCACGAATGCATATAATATGCGATGGCTCGAAATGGGTTATCTTAAATGCAAATAGTGACGTAGCATTTGTTACGGCATTCACCTAAACGCTAACAAGTAACTAAACTCGGGGGAGATTAATAGTCTCCCCCTTGGAATAAACTATGGCAGATTTTCAAGAACAAACAATGGGAATAACAGGCTTGACGATAGACGCAGGTTCTACTGCTCCTAGCCGAGCAGAGTTTTCGACATTTTTAAATAACGGCGTTATTGATGTAACTGATAAGCATTTAAGAATGAGACCTTCTGATGATCATTTATTTTTAGCTGTTTCAGCTGAACAAATATCTCAAGGGCTAGACTTAAATGGAGCTAGAATCACTTCAGTTATTAGAGAGTCAGGAACTAATAACGACTGGAGAAAATGCTCAAAGATCGATCCTTCTAGGCAAGGACAGGTAGTAGCA